AATATCCCGGTGCTGCCACGTCAATCCAGCAATACCATTTCCAAACAAGGGTTGCCGCCGTGGATGCGCTGAACATCATCCCGCAAGCGCATATCCGGCTGCTGTACGAAGGCCGGGATATTTCGCGCGATGTGAGCGCGGCGCTGGTACGCCTTTCCGTGACCGACAATCTGTCGGACGCCAGCGATGACCTTGCCATTGAGCTGGAAGACGTCGATGGCCGTTGGCGTGATGCCTGGTATCCGGGGCATGGCGACGCCCTGGCGCTGTCATTGGGCTGGCAGCAACGGCAAGAGACGGTTTCGTCCTTCGGTCGTTTTGAAATCGACGAGGTGGAGCTGAACTATCCGCCTGCGACGCTTTCGATCAAAGCACTTGCGGCAGGCATCCGGGGCGATTTGCGTTCTGTCCAGCACCGCGCGTATGAGGGCATGACGCTGGCGTCCATCGCCCGCCAGATTGCGCAAAGGCAGGGTTTGGAATTTGCAGGCAGTGTGGACGCCATCACCCTTGAGCGTCTGACGCAGGAAACCGCCGACCTTGAGTTTTTGCGTGATCTGGCCGCGCAATACGACCATGCGTTCAAAATCTGGGATGGCAAGCTGGTCTTGCAGCGCATCCCGGATTTGGAAAAACAGGACCCCGTGGCGCAACTGAGGCTGTCTGATCTGGCCAACGTGCGGCTGCGCGATTCGTTTCGGGATATCCCCGAAAAAGTGACCGTCAAGCACCAGGATGCTGCACAAGGCAAGCTCGTGGAAATGGACGTGGTGGACGGCAAGGTGGTGGCGGTGCCCGCCAGTGTCAGCAAAACACGCTCCAGCGGCGACACAGCCAAAAGCCAATCGCGGGCGAGCTCGTCTGCGGTGGCCGCTGCACAAGCAAAGGCCAAAATGGCGCGTGCACAGCGCGGGCGCTGCACGGCAAGCTGGACGTGTATGGGCAGGCCCGAACTCAAAAGCGGCAGCGTCGTCGCGTTGGCTGGAGACAGCGCAGGCCGTTTTGCCGGGCGCTGGCTGATGACCCGGGCGAGCCATAGCATCGACAGGAGCGGCGGCTTTGTGACCGAGATCGAGGCGTGCCGGGTCGCTGATAACAAGCAAGAGGAAACCACACCATGAGCCAGCAGTGTTATGGCATTGTCAGCGCGCTGGACTACGTTAACTGCCGCGTACGTGCGCGTTTGCCGGATCGGGATAACATCGAGACATACTGGCTGCATCTGCCGCAGACCAACACGCTGGACGTGCAGCGCCGCCGCATCCTGCCTGCGCCGGGCGAGCAGATCGCGATTTTGCTGGACGATGATGGCGCGGGCGGAACGGTCACGGGCGGGATTTATTCCGACGCCAATCCGCCGCCGATACAGGATGCCGATACCGAATACGTGCGTTTTAAAGACGGCACCGTTGTCACCTACAACCAATCGACACATGCACTCATCATTGACGGCCCGGCCAGCGTGACCGTGATTGCCGGGCACGTGACGGTACAGGCCAGCGCGGTCACGCTCGATACCCCAAGCACCACCTGCACGGGCGATTTGACCGTGGCGGGCAGTTTGGCCGTGACCGGCAGCAGCGTCACCCACCACGGTACCGATATTGGCGATACCCACGTCCATACCAAAGTCACCCCCGGTTCTGGCAATACCTCCACCCCGGCGTGATGGCGTTTTTTAAACGCCTTTACAAGACGCACCGCTCGACACCGCGCACCATGCCGACATGATGCAAACGTCCGCCATCATCCCCACCAGCGCTGCCCACTGGCAGCCTTCGCTGCTGCGCGAAGGCGCGCTGGTCGAAGGCGTCCACGATATCGACCAGGCCATCCGCATCACCCTGTCCACGCCTGTGGGCAGCGATGCTCACCGCCCGCAATTTGGCTGCCGCATCCACGACTACATCGACTGGCCCATCACCCGCGCCCGTCCGCACATCGTGCGCGAAATCGTCGCCGCCCTGAACCGCTGGGAGCCGCGCATGCGCATCATCCGCATCCGCTGGAAAGCAGCCGATGGCGTGATTCAGCAAACGCAGGTGCACGCATGAGCCTCGCCCCTGTGTCTGCCCCCGAGTTTGTTCGCATCGATCCGGCCGAGATGGAGGCTCACCTGGTCAAACGCTACGAACAAATGACCGGCAAAACCCTGTATCCGGCGCAGATCGAACGCCTGTATCTCAACCAGATTGCCTATTTGGGCGAGCTGGTGGGGACGCCACGCCTGCCCGCCGCCGCCGCACACACCGAGATTGAATTCACCTTGAACACACCGGCCAATGCGCAGGTCAGCGTGCCCGCAGGCACCGTCATTGCCAGCACCGATGCACGGGTCGCCTTTGCAACAACCGAACACATTGTCGTCGGCGCAACCCCCGCCCACGTGCATGCGCTCTGCACCGAACCCGGCGTGACCGGCAACGGCTGGCTGCCCGGCCAGATCACGGCGTTGCAAGACAACCTGCCAGTCACTGCCAGCAACACCGTTGCCAGCAGCGGCGGCGCAGACACGGAAGAGGATGACCGCTACCGGCAACGCATCATGTCGGCCCCCGAGGCGTATACCAATGCGGGCAGCTACGGTGCCTACCGCCATCACGCCATGAGCGCGCATCAGTCGATTGTGGATGTGACCGTGTACGGTCCCGCAGAAGGCGAACCCCCCGGACAGGTCGCGCTGTATCCGCTGACCGACACGGGCCTGCCGTCCGATGCCATCCTCTCCACGGTACTGGCCGCCGTCTCGGCCGAGCGCGTACGCCCACTGACCGATACCGTCATCGTGCGCAGCCCCGAAGCAGCCCCGTACACCATCACCGCCACCTTGATCTTTTATGCGACTGCCGACCGTGCCGACGCCATGACGCGCGCGCGCTCCGCGCTTGATGACTGGCTCAGCGCCCGCCAGCGCACCCTCGGCCTTGATCTCGTTCCGGAACAAATCTCCGCCATCCTGCACGTTCCCGGCGTGTATCAGGCGCAGGTGACATCGCCGACATTACAGGTGCTTGATGCCCACCAATGGGGCAGGTGTACGGGCGTGACGTTGACCGATGGCGGTACCGCACATGGCTGAGTTCAACGCCCCCGCACTGCCCCCGGCGCTGGCCGTCGACCCGCGCTTTTCGACCCTGTGCGAAATCTTGTGGGAGCAACACGCCAACCTGCCGCTTGAGCGGATACTGCTGTACCTGGTCGAGACCGCGCCCGAGGCCGCCTTGCTGCCGCTCGCCGAACAATTCTCCCTTCTGGGAGAGGTCGTCTGGCCGGAAGCCAGCACACCCGCGACCAAGCGCCAACTCATCAAGCAATCCATCGGCTGGCACCGCCGCAAGGGCACCCCGTGGGCGGTCAAAACCGCATTGTCCGTACTCGGCGGCCACACCGACCTCGTCGAATGGTTCGCCCAATCTCCCAAAGGTGCGCCCTACACCTTCACCGTCGAACACGCGCCCGATCTGTCACCGGGATTGACGCTCGATGATGGGTGGTTTGACCGCATCCGCAGCATCGTCCATTCCGCCAAAAGCGCGCGTAGCCGCCTTGATACCGTGCGTTTGGTGCTGGCCGCAGGCAAACCCGCCCCCGTGGTTCTGGGCGCGTGCACCCTCACCGCGCAGACCATCACGTTATATCCCCCGCAGCCGGGCGATGTGGACACCACCGCGCCGCTGACCGGCGGCATGACCCACATCACCCACCAGCGCATCGACCTGTACCCGCTCATGGAGGCGTCGTGAATTACTTCTCGCTTTTGACCGTCACCGGCCAGGCCAAGATTGCCGCCGCCCTGCAGCCCGGCGGACCGCCCCTGACCATCACCCACATTGCCCTGGGCGATGGCGGCGGCGCGGCGGTCGTGCCCTCGGTCCACCGCGCCGAGTTGATCAACGAAACCCACCGCCAGCCGGTGAGCGTCGTCGAGCCTGACCCCAATGACCCCACGCAGGTGCGCATCCAGTCCGTCATCCCGCCGAGCGTTGGCGGCTTTTTTATCCGTGAAATCGGCCTGGTTGACGTTGATGGCGACCTGGTCGTTTACGGCAACCATCCCGAGACCGCCAAACCCGTCCTGGCATCGGGCGGCGGCAGCGAACTTGTCATCCGCACCCATTTTGCCGTTGCCTCCACCGATGCCGTCACCATCCTGATTGACCCCAGTATCGTCAACGCCACCCAGGACTGGGTGCAGCAGACCATTGCCGCCTACACCCCGCCGATCTCGCAGGTCATCGACCTGCAATCCGCACTGGATGGCAAGGCGGACGTGGGCCACACCCACCATGCCGATGATGTCAACGCAGGCGTGCTCGCCGTGGCGCGGATTCCAGCCTTGCCGACCAGCCGCATCACCGGCCTTGACACCGCCCTCGAAGGCAATACAGACCTGATCACCGACCTTGAAGCCGCCCTCGACGGCAAGGCCGACCTGGCGCCCGGCGTTATTTTCTTAACCAAATCTAGGAGCACACCATGTCCGGCGTATTGGGCAAGGCCGACCTTGCCGCCACCACCGATACCGCGTTGTACACCGTCCCCGCAGACACCGTGGCGAGCCTCAACCTCAACCTGTGCAACCGCACATGCTCCCGCCACGCGGCGTGCTCGAGCGCACCGGCCTTGCCCTGTCATCGGGCGAAACCCTCACCATCCACGCCAGCGCCGCAGGCATCAGCGCCCGCGCCCACGGCTTCGAGGAGACACTGTAATGGGCCGCTATTCAAGCCAGAGCCAGACCCCACGGGTCAAAAAACAACAGGTGTTTACGGTTTCGGGCATTGGGGGGAGGGGGCGGCTGCCATATGTATCGGGGATGTGGCGGTGGCGGTTCCGGGGCGGACATCACCCGGATTGTCCAGGTGACAGCGCCTGTTGACGTCATCATCGGAGCGGCGGGGCAGTCATCCGATACCTGGGCGAATGTCGGTAATGGCGGGACAACACATTTTGGCGCACTTGTTGTCGCACCGGGAGGTGGTGGCGGCGGGGAAAGCAGACTCTATACAACATATGGTCACCGCAGCGCCGGTTTTCCCGGGTGCGCCGGTGGCGAGGGCGGCATCAATGGAGGTCCGGGCTTCCTCGAAAGAGAGCATTACTCATCCAGCATAGGTGGGTATTCCAATTTCAATTCAGGCACAGGCGGTGGCGCCGGACCGGGGTGTGGGGGCGGGTACTTCGCACATTTGGGCATGTCCAAATTCGAGGCCGCCGCCGCTCATCGACCCGCTGAATCCGGCCTGTGCATCGTCACCTGGGAGGAATGAAAAAATGAAAACATTTGCACTAATCAAAAACGGCGTTGTCGTCAACGTGATTGATGTTGGCCCTGAAGGCTGGCACGAGGGCATCGACATTACCGACGCGGACCCCCGCCCCGGCATCGGCTGGCAGTATGACACTGACGCCGGGTTTACTGCGCCCGCATCGCCGGAACCCGAACCCGCACCGGACCCCATCCCGCAAAA